CCTCTGGATACAGCATTGCATTCATTACACCTGAACAACGGATATTTGCCTACTGATGTATGGTAGTATTTATCAGGAATCAGTGATATGTTTTCTGACCCGCAGTTGGCACATGTATCCAAAGTACCTGCAAGATTACCCATGTTGGGATGATTCTTTATCCACGGTCTTAGCTTAAGATATACCTCTTCCAGAATAACAACATCCTTCTTGTTGTACTTAAGCATATATTTCAACGCCTTTTCATCACCTTCCAAACAGCGTTTCCACAAGTCAAAGTTCGTATCCAGCTTATGAGGTATATTAAAATGTGTAGCCAAAGCATCAAGTTTGTTGGATGAGAAACCGAACTGTCTTCTTGCAATCTGGCAGGTATCTACACTGAAGTAAGGTTTGGTAGGAGATAATCCGTTAATGATAAACCTTGAATTGATTCGCGGAATATCAAACTTGTTTCCGTTGTGGGATACTACTATGTCCGCTTCATTGATAAGTTTCCATAAAGATGACATAATGCGTTTATCATCCTCATTCCTAATTTCATCCGGTGTAAGTACAGCACCCATGGTGTTGTTACTGTACAGCCACTTTGCAGACCAGGCAATGCAGAACCAGTCGTTGATAATCTGTTCCAGATGTACATCAGTCTTCCACAGTTTCCAGACATATGCCTTTATCGGCGCGGTTTCTATGTCAAATATAAGTATTTTAGGGGTATATTTGCCGATATTGGCAAGATTTTTTGCCCTTACCACATCTTCCTGGGATATCCTATACCGTTTTGACAAGGAACCTTTACCCATTCTTCGTAAATAAGGTTTCTGTTTTATAAGTGCAGCAAATTGATCTACCGTCATTTTGTTCAGATGTTATTTGGATTTGTTATTTCTCTAGTTTTGTTGTTGGATAGCCTTATCTTTCAGTCTCACATTATCTCTGTGTTTCTGTTTCTCAAACTCCAGTTTTTCCCTGTCTTTCTCCAATGATTTCTCAAACTCTAAAGCTTCCTGATTAAGCTTCTGCTGTTCAAGGGCATACTGCTGATCAGCTGTTATACCGTCTTCCTGATTCATCATCTGGAGCCGTTCAGCCTCAGCAACACCGTTAATCTGAGCAATAAGAATCTTGGTCTCGTTGTCTTCCTGATGCATCTGCATCTCCTGCTGGAGTTTCTGTTCACCCAATGCCTGCTGTTGCTGAATCTGCTGTTGCTGTAACTGCATCTGCTGCTGCTGCAGCTGCTGAGCCTCTTCTTGTTTCCTTCTTTCATTGGCTTCCACCATACGCTGTTTCTCAGCAATGGACGATGTAGTATAAAGTTTCATGATGGTAGAGAAGTCGAGTACCTGGGTTTGGAGAGCAGCCTGTGCAAGTACATCAAGCTTCTGTGCGAGATCCTGGACACCGTTGCTGTTGTCTACAACCAAACCATAATCACATTCAGCAAACTCATCACCGTCAATAGTAACCAGCTAGGTGCTTCCGTCTGACAAGAGATACTCAAACTTCTTTGCAGGTCTTCCTCTCATGGCAATCTTTGCTGTCTCAAGAAGACATTCCAGTACTCTTTTCTTCACACTCTCGTGGGTAAAGAACAACCATTCTGTAATATGTGATGACTGGAGAGTTGCCCTTTCAACACCGCCTACTGTCTCACGGTTGCTTATCTGACCTTCTCTCTGTTTGGAAATACCTACAATTTCACCTATCTGTGTTTTACAGTACTCTAGAATACTGATGTATTGCTGGATATCATTACCCAAGCCTGCATCAACTACACCAGATGAAGCATTGTTCATGGCACCTGCCAGTTTACCTGTAGCAACACCCACATTTCCTTCCTTGAAAGAATCTTCTATAGCAACACCGTTTACCTCTATGAAGTACATCCACTTATCAATGTCCCAACCCTTTGGAACCTTGGCAAAATCAAGTCTGATGATTCTGCCTTTGTTTTTTGCAAGGGTTTTAACAAGCTTGTCATGGATGATATCGTACAGATAAGAATAAGGCTTTACCCTGTCCACCAAGGAGAACGGAATTTCCCCGTTACTGCTGTATATGGAACCTATAATGCCGAAATGGCATCTAGAAGGGTTACTTAATCTATTGTACTGGATGAGTCTGGGTCTCATGTTTACATAGATGTCAGCACCAATCTTTACTCCTTCCCAAGCTTCATTGATCCAGAATATCTGTTCTTCTTCACCTTTATCCTTGTCACATACATAGTTTTCAGGGTAAAAGTCAAACTGTTCTTCGCCTGTCTCAGGATCGTAACTCTTTACTTTTTTGATCTTTCTCCTTGATTTCCAGTATACCTTAAGCACCCTTACATTTCCTGCCAGGTCATAAGGAAGGGATGCCCTGTCCATTTCATCTGAGAACAGGTCCCATGCGTCGTATAAACCGTGGTCTCCAGGATAAGGATACACATGTCCTCCTCCAAACAACCTGTGTTTAAATCCGTACCTGTCATCCATATTGTCCATATTGTCAGCAAAACCCTGGCCGAAATTGTCAGGAATGTTCTCGAGATAAGCCACATCCTTTTTACTGAGTTGGTCCCAGTAGGTGTCTATGATTGCACCAGGAGACATGTACTTTTCAATAATGACCATGTCAGCGTCCTCTATCCTATTACTGGTTCCTGACCTAAGGATCCTGACTTCCCTCGGATCAAGTTTTTCTAAGACAGGTTCACCGCCCACTATGTCACACTGGTACATTTCTTCCCCTACAATCTCAGCATCACAGAAACCCTGATTGAACAACTGGTCCAGTTCCATTTCCTTGATGTAATGGTTGACCAGCTGGTTTGCCCTTACCTCACGCATATCCTGGTATTCGTACTGGAAATAATCAGCGGTTTTCTGCATCTGCTGCATGAACTCTTCCTCACTAAGACTGTTGTCTGCAAACAGTTTCTGTAAAGATTCATACATCGCTTCTTTCTTCTTTTCCTCTATCTGGGAAATAGCTGTAGGATTAGTCACTACTACCCTGAAGTCAAATACACGCTTGCTTTCCTCTCCCTGAAGTACACTCAGTTTTGAGTTGAGGATAGGATAATGCTGTATACCGTCGGGTATAAAAGACGCATTCAGATTATAAGGATTGAGAAACAGCCTTAGGTCTTCCATATGAAGTTTACCGTTGACCAGATCATAGTTGACTTCCATATCATGTACGGACTTTCTGGTCAACCTGTAATGGAGCAGACTTCTGCTGTCCGCGAAATCCACATTCTGTTTTCTCCAAGTCTTGTTCTTTCTTGTAAATGAAAGCTATTGTGAGGGAAACCCTCTTGTATTGAATTCCAT